AAAAAAATTAAAACATAAATATGATTAAACCAATAAAAAAATCCACAATTCCTGATGATGAAGCTTATGATTTATGGAAGGCGTTTAATAAAGAGTTAGATAAAGAATCAGATTTTGGTGGCACAATGGATTCTAATACATTTGCCGAAATTGATGATTTTTATAGCACCGGTTCGTATAACTTAAATGTTAGAATGACTGGTAATATTTGGGGCGGGATACCTACAAATAGAATAACTTGTTTAGCAGGTGAACCTAGTTGCGGTAAAACTTTTTTATTACTTAATATATATAGAGAAGCTCAAAAGAAAGGTGCTTTTATAATACATTATGATAGTGAAAATGATATTACAAAAGCTAAACTTATTCAATTTGGAATAGACCCTCTAAAATTTAGATTGGAGCCTGTTGGTACTATACAAGAATTTAAAAATTCAATAATAAAAACAGTAATGTCACTGGCCGAGACAAAAAAGGCAGGTAAACCAATACCAAAAATAGTTTTTGGTTTAGACTCAGCGGGTAATTTAGCATCAAATAAAGAATTAGAAGACGCTCTTAAAGATGTAGATAAAGTAGATTTTACACGAGCTAAAATTTTACGATCTGTTTTTAGAATATTAACTAATAAATTAGCGTATATTAAATGTCCTATGATTTTTATTAATCACGTATATAGTGATCCCGGCGCTTTTGGTGATCCTACTAAAATGGGCGGTGGTAAAGGTTTAGAATACGCAGCATCAAATATATTATTTTTATATAAATCCCAACTTAAAGAAGGAACCACTAAAAATGGCATAATTGTTAAGGTTAAACCATATAAATCACGATTCGTTGTACCCACTGAAGCTGTGTGTCATATACGATGGGCAAGTGGAATGAATCCGTATGTTGGATTAGAAACAGAACTAGATTGGGAGAGTGTGGGTATCCAACGTGGTAAATTAGAATTAGATAAATCAGGTGAAATTAAAAGTTTTGAAGCAAAAGAAACATCAAGATATTATGCAGTTAAACATTTAAAAGAAAATGTTCCATTGGCACAATTATATACTCATAGAGTTTTTACAGATGAAATATTAGAAAAAATAGGAAATAAAATATATAATAAAATTAAATATTCTGATTCATATACTGAAGACTTAGAAGAATTGGTAAACTTTCAAGATGAGTTGGACGAAATAGAAGATGAATAAAATAAAATTATATGAGTAATTTAAAAACTTTTACGGGTTCTGTTAAATATAATGAATCTGCAGATTCTAATAAATATATCATTTGGGATTCAGCGTCCGTAAAGGAGTCTGAATTAGCTATTTCTAAAGGTGCTCGACCAAAAATATCTCCATTTTGGGAGGGTAATATAGATTGGAGAAAGGGTGATATTGTTTATTCCTATTCAGAAGAAGAATGGAATGAGTTAAAAAAATGCAAAGACGATATTATTTATTTTGCTACTAAATATGTTCAACTCAAGACACCAGATGGATATGCTAATGTAGAGCTTAGAGATTATCAAAAAAAATTATTATTACATTTTCATGAAAATAAAGAATCTATAGTTTTAGCACCTCGTCAGGTAGGTAAATGTATCGCTGGGGAAACAAGAGTAATTATATTATACGATGGTAAAATTATTAAATTTTTAAAGAGATTAATATCTATTATCTCACAATATTTAAAAATAAATAAATAAAATAAATTAAAAATGCCGTTATTTAAAACATTAACAGAATCTATATTTAATTCAAGTTCTAATATTATTACAGAAGCGTCTGAACAAAAATTGCTACAGGCCGCCCAATTATTTATGAACACCTTTGCAAAACAGAGAGGTAAAAAGTATTTGAAGGCAATACATACAGAAGAATATAAAAGTACGCTTAACGCAACGGGTTGCGGTATAAGATATTATTCGGCTGATGCAAAAGAATGCATAAGAATAAATACAAGTAATTCTTTTCCAGGTGTAATATATTCTATAGACGTATGGTTATCACCAAAAGAAGTAGCTGATTATAATATAACGTCTGAAAACTTTTCACTTGCTTCTATGGCTAAACAAATAGCACAGTTATTAGATGAGCGTGATTTATATAAATTTATGGAAAGTTCAGTTAATGAATCAGTTAATAAGATACCTGCTAATATTTTAGCTGAAATTAACTCTAAATTAGCACAAGGTGTGTCTGTTGCAGAATTGTCAAGAGAATATTCTGCGTATGTGTCATACTCACAAATTGCAAAAATAAAAAGAGGCGTGCCTGATGTTATTAAAGCTCAGCCGTCCATTAAAAAAAATGAAGAAACATTAGAAGATAAATTAAAATATTTTGATTCTGTCATGGAAGATATTGCAATGATTGTGGCTGCGATGGCAAAAGGGAAGGCAAGATCATTATTAATAGCTGGTAGAGCAGGTACAGGTAAAACTTTTACTGTTGAAAATACTTTAAATAATCAAGGTATGGTTGAAGACATTGATTATTTTGTTATGAAAGGATCCACTTCAGTTCTAGAAGTTTTTAAAAAATTATATCAATTTAATGGTAAAATTTTAGTTTTTGATGATGCTGATACTATTTTTGAAACACCGGAAGGTAGAAATATTTTAAAAGCTGCATTAGATACTAAACCGGTGCGTAGAATTTCATATATGAAAAATATTAAATTTTTATATGATCCAAAAGAAGTAGAAAATAATCCTGAACTGGAAATGGACTACATTGACCAAGGCCTGGTTCCCAAATATTTTGATTTTACAGGACGAATAATTTTTATATCTAATATGAAACAAGATAAAATTGACCCAGACGGTGCACTACGCTCACGTTCAATGGTTGTTAATTTAGACCCGGACGATGAAACGTTGATTGCAAAAATGGAAAAACTTTTACCTTATTTGGAACCAAAATCGTTAACTACTGATGAAAAGAGAGAAGTTTTTGAATTTGTTAAAACAGCAAATAATATTTCTATGCGCACGTTTGTAAAAGCATGTGAAATGTATGAAATGGATCTTGATAAAAGTGGAAGATGGAAACAACTTACACGTTGGATTTAATTTTATTTTTAACCATTTACTTTTTAAACTTTATTTTGTATATAATAAATAATTAAATAATAAAAAAAACAAAATGAAAAACTTATTTCCTACACTTGAGCAATTTATAGAATCTAAATTAGGTGAGTATAATGAGTTCAACTCTGATGATTTGGCTAAAGTCAAGAAAGACGGATATGCTTTAAAAAATATAAAAGACCAAACAGAAGAGATTTGTTTGGCTGCTGTTAAGTCAGAACCCCTTGCTTTAAAATATGTAAAAAAACAAACTCCTGAAATTTGCTTAGCCGCTGTTAAACAAGATGGATATGCATTACAATATGTAAGAGAACAAACACCAGAAATTTGTTTAGCTGCAGTAAAAGAAAATGGTCTGGTTTTAGAGTTTGTAGAAGAACAGACTCCTGAAATTATAGAAGCGGCTATAAAACAAAACCCGAAAGCAAAAATATTTATAAAATAATTTTTTAAAAACCATTTACAATTATAATTTATGTTAATTTAAAAACAAGTAGTTTAAACTACTTGTTTTTTTTTTTTATTATTAAAAACAAAATAAAATGACGTATAATGAAATAGAGTTAGAAAAATTAAATTATATACATTCACTTAAAAATCCATCATTCTATGAACATTTAAAACCTGATTTTTTTGATAATAATATTATCAAAACATTATATCAAATATCAAAAAGTTTTTATATGAAATATAAAACTTCACCATCAAGTGAACAGATATGGCAAATAATAAAACAATCAAAATTTAAAGATTCTATTAATAGAGAATCAATTAATCAGGTATTTTCATTTTGTTCTGAATACGATAGTTGTGATCCTGTGTGGGTTAAAGAAACGGTTGAATGTTGGATCCAATATAAAAATATATTTTATGGCATATTAAAAAGTAGTGAATTACTTAAAATAACTCAAATTAGTCCACAAAATATTAATTTTTTACGTGATAAAATAAAATCCATAGTATCTGATCATTTAACTATTAATTTTGAAAATTCACTTGGCATTGATTTTTTTAATGCTGAAAGTCACTATCAAGCTCCTCAAAATTTCATTCCTTCAGGCAGAAGATTTTTTGATTTACATTCAGGTGGATATGAAACGGGAACTTTAGTTGCTTATGCCGGCATGCCAAATGTTGGTAAATCGCATTTTTTAGGAAATGATGCTGCTCATTTTGTTAGAATAGGCGAAAATGTTGTTATCATTTCTGCAGAAATGAAAGAATCAAAATTCGTAAGACGAATCGGTTCTAATATATTAAATATACCAATTAATCAATATAATGATTTTGCAAAAGATCCTGTTAAAGTTAAAGAAAGATTAGAAGAATTAAGTACATATAATACACCAGGTAAGTTTTATATAAAACAAATGGTAGATCCTAATGTTAATCAAATATCAGCTTATGTTAAAAAGATAGAGGATGTTATAGGTGAAAAGGTAAGAATTGTTATTATAGATTATCTTAATATAATGTCCGATTTAAGAAATCCTAATACAGAAAATATTCCATTAAAAATAAAAAATATAACTAAAGATTTAAGAGATGATGCTGTGCTAAATCAATATGTTGCAATAACAGCATCTCAATTAAACAGAGAAGGATATGATAATTCCGAACTTACTTTAAAAAGTATAGCTGAATCGTCAGGTCTTAGTTTTAATGCTGATGTTATATATGGTATAATACAAGATCCCACTATGTTAGCTAATGATTTTTATTATCTAAAGTTACTAAAAACAAGAGATAGTGGAGGTAAAGCTATTAAATGTAGATATGACATGGATTGGAATTATTTAAGACTTAAAGAAACAAATGAAATTATAGAAACACTCTTATGAAAAAACAAAACTTATTAAAATCTAAAGATGTGTCAAAAACACACATTATTAATACTAAAGCTATATTAAATAATAATTATTATTCTCCTGAATTTGATGAACGTCTGCCTAATTTTGATGTATTGGTACGAAACGAAATTGATGAAGACATGGAAATTTCAATAGAGGAATCGTATTTTGAAATCGTATCGCAAATAGCAAACGAAGATCCTAAATTAAAGAATTTGGGTCACCCTGATTTTCCTAATCCAAAATTAGATAAAAATTTAGCTAATTATGTGTATGTTAGCGTTTCACGACACCCTTTATTCAAGAAATCAATAATTAACAGACCTGTTTTATTTTCAGTTATTACAGAGTATTTTAATTTTGATTATTGTAAATTTTATGATTTGCTTTCTAATTTATATAAAGAAGAACTACAAGATTCTATTCAGAATTTATCTAAAATTTTAGAAATTAAAAAAATAAATAAATTATTTTAAAATATGACATATCCCTTTAAAAAAGTATTAATAGTAGGTGATATACATTATGGCGCACATGCAAATTCATTAGATTGGTTAACAGAAGTAGAAAACATGTTTGACAATTTTTTAGAACCTTTAATTAAAAAAGAACAACCAGATTGTTTATTTTTTTTAGGTGATATTTTTGAAAACCGACAAAGTTTGCATATACCAACAATGCATCTTGCTTATAATAGATTTAAAAAATTATCTCAAATAGTAGACAATATACATATAATTGCAGGTAATCATGATGTTTTTTATAAAACAAGAAATGATATATCCAGTTTAAGTGTATTGGAACATATTCCACGATTAAAAATTTGGTTTGAACCCGAAATTGTTAAATGGTCAAATAAAAATGTATTTTTAATGCCTTGGAGAGCAAATGAAGAAATAGAGAAAGAAACTATTTCTAAAATAATTAAATCTAATTCTATTAATTATATAATGTGTCATGCAACTTTTAAAAATGCAAAACTCTCACAATTTTCATCTATAGAGACTGGTGTAGAATTAGATCCGGATTTTCCACAAATAATATCGGGTCATATTCATTATCATCAGCAGTTTTCTAATTTATTATATACTGGTACACCGTATCAAATAACAAGAAGTGATGCATATAATAAAAAAGGCGCTTATTTATTAGATATAGAATCTTCAACTTTAACGTTTCACGAAAATAAAACGTCTGCACAATTTTTAACACTTAACTGGTCAAATATTAAAAATTGTAAATTAAAATCGATTTTAGATGAAATAAAAGGAAACAGAGTAGATTTGGTGGTTAATTACGCTGATTCGTCCAATAAAAAATTATTAAAATTTATAGAAGATGCTCGCAATATAACCAAAAGCTTAACATTATTACCTGAAAAGTCAACCGTTGATAATTTTGATATATCGCAAATAAAATCATTACATGATCCTCGAAAAATATTATTTGATTATATTGATAATTTGGATTATGATAATTCTATTATAGAAAATTTAAAAAATAAAGTAAAACATATATATGAAAATCTTAAAAATTGAATATGATAATTTTGGACCATACGGCGAAAATAATGTTATTGAGTTTTTAGATGATTCTAGCTTGGTCCTTATTAAAGGACAGAATGGATTTGGTAAATCTACTATATTAAATTTAATTATATTTTCGTTATATGGTAAAGTAAATAATTATAATAATAGAGATTTTGTAAATATTTTTAATAAAAAATTAAAAACTATAATTACTTTCATTTCAAATAGAAATGAAATTGTTCAAATTGAAAGACGTCTTCAACCAAATGATTTACAAATAACAATAAATGGTAAAGTTGACGATAAATCAGATGAAAGTAAAAAACGAGATATTGATTTATGGATAGAAACAGATTTAATTGGCATACCATTTAAAGTTTTTAGTAATCTTTTAGTTTTATCTATTAATGATTTTAAATCATTTTTAAAAATGGGTGTTGCCGATAAAAGAAATATTATTGATAAAATTATTGGAATTGATGAATATAATAATATTCTTGATCATATAAAAACAGAAAGAAATGAAACACAAACGGAAATTAATCTTATAAAAAATTCAATAGAGAAATATAATAAAACTTTAATTGAATTAGATCATAAAATAGAAATTTCAAATAAAAAATTTTTAGAACAACAATCAAAAAAATTAGATGATTTAAAAAATGAAATTTTAAAAATTGATACTGAATTAGTTGAATTAAAAGATAAGATAATTGGCGTAGAATCTATTATACATGATTTTAATATAATAAAAGCACAAAAAACTAAAATTTTAAGTGATTGTAATCATGAGTTTAAAGTTATTAAAAAAGAAATAGAATTACATAAGAGTGGTAAATGTCCAACGTGTGGATCTATTTTAAATGATGTAAACCATATATCAGTTTTAACAAATAAACAAAAAGAATTATTACAATTTGCACTTTCAATTAATAAAGAAATTAAACAAAATGAAGAAAAGATAATAGCTCGACAAAAAGAATTAAAAGAATTAGAATCTATACAATCAAAATTAATTTTTAATAAGAGATTAATACAATCTGAATTACAATCAATTAATTCCAATACCAAAAATAACGACATTAATTTATTAGATCTAAAAACACACATATCCAATGAAATTAAAAAAGAAACATCTAATCTTGAAATAAAATTAAAAAATCAATCTATTTTAAATATTTTAGAAATGGAAGTCTTGAGTGATACGGGTGTTAAAAAAATAGCAATAGGAACAGTGATACCAGTCATCAATAAAAAAATAAGTGAATATTTATCAAAATTATGTATTAATTATGAAGTTGAGTTTGACGAAATGTTTAACCCGGTAATTAGAAAAATGGGCAATGTCGTACCACAATCCATATTTTCAACAGGTGAACGAAAAATGATTGATTTAATTATAGTTTTAGCATTTATTGGATTTATAAAACTTAAATGGCCAAATATCAATTTAATATTTTTAGATGAATTGCTTAGTTCTATAGACCAAGAAAATTTACAAAGAATTTTGTATTTATACAAAACGGTTAGTAGAGAATTAAATATGAATATGTTAACAGTTAGTCATACTGAATTACCTTTACAAGTATTTGATTGGATAATAGAACCGGTTAAAAAAGGAGATTTTTCAGAATTATTAATATCAAGGAATGGCTAATAGCCATTCTTTTTTATTTAAAATAAATAAATAAAAATAAAAGTGAAATTATTTAACACATGTGTACCGATATATGAATCTAATTTATTTTTAGAATTAGGTGAAGCTAACAAACCACCTTATCCGTGGAAAAATGATTCTAAATCTGGTGAAATATCTTATAGTTTTGATTGTTTATCCAAATCAGGCGATACCATAAAAATGATATGTACATTTGATGATATATTAAATCCTATTAATTTTTTACCTACTACAAAAGGTTATAAAGATTATATTAATTTTAATACTTTACAGATGTATGCATTTAGTTTTTATCCAGAAGATGGTGAAGAAACAGATATTGTTAATCATGCCGATTTATCTAAATTCATGTCAACTATTATTAGTATTTTAAAAGATTTTTGTCAAAATCACCATAATATTATAATATTGTTTAATCCTGAAGCTAATTATCAAGGTGACAAACGCCGTTTGTCACTGTATTCAGCATATTTAAGTAAAGCTGAGCAAAGTGGTATACTAAAAGACATGGAAGTAATTAAAGAAAATACCGGTATTTACATTATAAAGGAGTTCTAATGGCTTTATATAACCAAACATATAATTATACAAATGAAACAGAACGTGACGTTCTGGTGGGTTTAATTGACTTACTAAACAAAAATATATTCTATATCAATAAAGGTTCCGATAACGAAAGTTTAGTAAGCGTTCCTTTTTTTCTTTCATTTTCAAATAATCAAAGATATATACAAAATTATTTTGATACCGATGAAATGAGAAAATTTATTAAAGCAGATGGCCAATATGATCAATTACCCCGTGGGATAATACAATATATGGGTGAAAGTAGCGTACAAAGTGATGAATTAGTTAATCCTTATATACGTGGATATATACAAAAAGAAGAAAATGGTAGATTAGTAGATTATTATGCAGTCATAAGAAGTATACCATTCACTTTAAATTTAGATATTAATATCTATGTAGATAATATCATTTCAGCAATAAAAATTAAATCTAAGTTAAAACGATCTTTTTATAGAACGAAAAAATATGAAATTCAGTCTGACGGTTTAAGAATTCCATGTTTAGTTACATTTCCCGAATCATATTCTAAAGATACTTCACTTGATGTATCAATAGGTGATGACTCTATTGCAAATATATTTTTTCAATTAGAAGTACGTTCATTTTTATATGACATTATGGAAGAAACTAAAATTTTCAATGGAGATAGAATGGCAACAATACATAATACCGTTACGGTAGTACCACAAATTAAAAATAAATAAATAAAAATCAAAATGTTTAAAGTGCAAAATCTTAATTTAGAAAATCGATTTTTTAATCTTTATAAAAAAACAGATAATCCAACAATACATGCAATTTTAGATAAACATTTAAAATGGATATCTCAAGGTAAAACTATTTTTCAAGTAAGTGAAAATTTAGTTAATGATTTATGTGCGTATGGATTTATAGAAAGTATTAAATCTGAATTAAATTCAATTATTGAAGATTGCAATAAAAATTGGATATATTTTCAAGCAATAAAAACCTCTGATAATTTAAAGTCAACAAAAAAGAATTTAGAATTAGAAGTTGCTAAAAAATTAGATACTATTATAGAATCGTCTAAACAAATATACAAGGACATTATATATGAAATGGATATGTATAAATTTATACCCGACGTATTAAAATTAATAAATACAGCTGTATCAATTTCAGCTGAAAAGCCAATTAACGATAATTTAATAGTTACAAAAGTTTATTCTCCCGTTTGGTCCATATCGGAGTCAAAAAAGATATTTAATATAATGGGTCAAGATTATGTAATTGATGTTAATGTTCAAAAAACTGAACCTGTTAAATTAAAAGATAGAACTGGATTAGAATTATATGATTACTTATTGGAAAGTTTAAAGTTTTTTAGAATTAATGAAGCTGGTTCTATTGTATACGACACTCCTACTAGTAAAATAATTATAAGTGAATCTGGTGAAATTTCAGTAGATGGACATGTATATGAAGGTGTTAAAGATAAATCTTCTTTAAAAAGATTTTTTGAATATGGTGGTTTAACGACAAACGTAAATGCTACATATATTCCAAGATTATTGGATATATACGAAAATTTAGATATTATTAATGAAATAGATGTTGCAAAAGATTTGCAAGTAAAAGGTGACGCATCTAAAAGATGTATTATTGTTTCGTCGGGCGGAAATCATTGCGCACATTTAATAAATCTATTTGAAAAATCACATAAATTTATTGAGTTTGAAGATTCACAATCTTTTGTTGAAACTATTAATAGATTTTTAAATGTAGATATATCTAGTTGGATTTCGGGTAGTAAAGACAATGATAAGCGTATAAAAGCAGATATTAAAAAACAAAATGCGGAATTATTTGAAAATATTAAGTTTCTAGATTCACAAATTCGTAAAATAACTTCAAATTCAAATTTTGAATATAGTAAAGAATTGCAAGACTTAGTATTGGAACTCCACATTGAAAAAGAAAATCTATTTGGTAAAATTAATTCTAATTCTAAGTCAATTAATGAATCGGAAGAAGATAAAATGTCAGATTTGGGATATGTGTTAGGAAGTGCGCTAATGTCCGATTCACAAGTGAAGCGCGGTGAGTCGCTGTGGGTTTCTGCAGATGAATATTTATCCGCGGGTGATAACGAATTAATTGATTGTATTTTATATAAAACCAACAAACATTTAAAATTACCTAAAAGATCTTTAGACGTTAAAATAATTTAAGGGTGAAACAATTCACCCATTTTTTTTATTTTAAAAAAAAATAATAACAATGGCAAGAGGAAGAAAACCCGGAAAGGATTACATTGATCCTATAGAATTTAATAATGATCTTATTGATAGTTTACAAAATAAAGATTCAGATGGTGTACCACATTTAACGTCTGCCGCTTTACATAAATTGGATTTGATGATTTCTAAATTAATTAATAGAAAAATGAGATACGATAATGCAATGGATCGTGACGATGTGGTGCAAACAATATGGTTAGATATTTTAAAAACATGGCATAGATATGATCCTAATATTGGTAGTACACCGTTTAGTTTTTTTACGTCTTATATTTTATTAGGTGCTGCAAAGTTTTGGAAACAAATGTACGGCGATAAAAAAGAATTGGGTATAGTTTCAATTAGCGGAGCTCATAATACAGATAATAATGAAATATATAATATTTAATGACAAAATATAAAAGCTTTAAATCGATTTTTGAAAATATTAATGATTTAAAAATATTTTCTGATGAAAATGGTTTTTTTATGAATCGTAGTATTAAATTGAATTTAGAATATTTAGAAAATATTGTATGGGTTTTAAATAAAAAATACGATATTAAAGTAGGAGATTTAAAATCAACACAAGGATTGGGTAATAATATTACTTTATTTGATTTAAACACTGATATATATCCAACTGCAGGATATATTTTATCTAAAAATTCAATAGAAATATTTATTGAAATGTGTGTAAATGTAGATGATTTAGAAAACGAAATGCAGCAAAGTAATTCACAATTGCCAACCTTTTATTTTTATAAAAATGAATCAGGTAAGTGGAATAAAATAGAAACATCAATTGGTAATTTAAACTCAGCCGAGCAGATTATAAAAAAATGGTTTAATGATTAAAGGGGTAGTTCCAAAAAATCGTAAAACTAATCCTTATTATACACCAAAATATCCAACTAAATATTTCGGAAATTATCCTATAGTTTTGCGCTCAAGTTATGAGCGCAAATTTTGTATATTTTTAGATTCACATCCAAATGTAATAAAATGGTCGTCTGAACCAGATTTTTCTCCATTTCCTATTAGATATATAGGAGTAGATAATAAAGAGCATCGATATTATCCAGATTTTTTAATGTGGTACAAACACGAAAACAATATATATAAATACTGTATAGAGGTTAAACCCAAAACTGGATTTACACAACCAAAAATTCCAACCAAAAGAAAAGGTGAAAAAGAAAGTGTTTTCTTAAAAAGACTGCAATCTTATTATTGTCAATTAAGAGATTGGCAAACAAATGTATTAAAAAAACAAGCAGCTGAAAATATTTGTAAATCTATAGGTTATATTTATAAAATAGTAGATGAAGATTGGTTGTTATTAAAATAATAAAAAAATGAAAAGTTTTAATTCACGATATAATAGTAGATTGTTAAAATTAGGTGGGATAGAAAATTCCAGACGTGATGCTATAAATTTTTTAAACAATTTAAAACAAATAAAAATATATACTGGACCTTTTAAGCCTGGTAATTTTTATACATTTAATTATGATCCTTTGTATAAAGATGAATTATCATTTTACGATAAACGACCACTAATTTTTGCTTTAGGTTTAAGAAATATAAAAAATAAACAAATAGAATTAGGTATAAATTTTGCTTTTCTACCCCACCCTGTAAAAATAACATTGATAAATAAAATAGAAGATTCTTATAAATTTCAAATAATTAAAAATAAGATCGCGACAAAAATTGGACGTCCACAAAAATTGGATATTGATTGGAGTAAGATTGTAAAAATTGCGTCTACTGCGTCCAAATGGGCTGTTAGAAGTTATATAAAATCTAGGATTGTTAACCCTAAATTAATTGACGTATCCGCATGGGAAATTATACCGGATTTAGACGTATATAACTTAGTTAATATAACACAATCACAGATTCACGAAAATTATTATAAAAAATATGCCAGGATTTATAGATAATATAAAAAAATCATTCAAACAAAAAGAAATTGGTGAATTTATAAAAGATTTATCTTCTTTGGGTACAAGATATGATTTAGAAATAGGTAAAAATTCTAAAGCAATTGGAACAATACAATATGAGCTTCATAAAGCAGGAAAAATAAATGCGTTTTCTAATAATATAGATGATTTAATGATTGCATCTATTATAGATACAATAGGAGAACGCACGCCTAATTTATTTGATACACAATACGAAGTAAAAAGAAAGAATTTAAGAAAGGCCGCAACTTGTGATATAATAGAAGATATATTAGAAATTGTTTCAGACGAAGCTATTAATTATGATGATAAAGGATTTTTCTGTAATGTTGGACTATTGGACTTAGATCTTAAAAATTTAGATGATGTCCAACGTAAATTAGAAGACAACTTTAAAAAGATATATAAAGCTTTTAGATTTGACGACGATATATCTGCGTGGGGTATATTTTTTAAATGGCTGGTCGATGGAATGATTGCGTTTGAAATAATATATGATGATTTAGAAAATCCTAAAAATATTATTGCCATAAAAGATATAGACGTTGTAACGTTGCAGCCGGGTGTGGATAAATCAGGTAAATCTATATGGATACAATTTAAAGGCATGGGCCCAAATGAAAGAATATTATGGGATTCGCAAATTATTTTTTTATCTTATTCCGAAGTTAATTTTCCAACCAATATAAGCTATGTGCAACGTCTCATTAAACCGTATAATATATTAAATATATTAGAAACTACAAGAATAATATGGAGTGTTGTTAATGCGTCATTTCGTACAAAATTTGTTATTCCAACTGATGACAAACCTAAGAATTTGGCCAAACAATCTGTTGCTAAGTTAATGAATGCTTATAATGAAGATCTTAATTTTAATTATGAAACAGGTGAGTTAAATTCTAAATTGGTTGCTGAAGGAAAGCCAATGTTTCCTTACACTAAGCAGTTTTGGTTTACTTCTAAAAATGGAATTTCCCCTGAAGTTGAAACCGTGGGCGGAAGTGGACCAGATTTATCTAATATAGATATATTGCAATATTTTTATAAAAAGATTTGGATGCTTTCTAAAATTCCAGTCGAACGAATGGATATTGAACAGGGTGGCGGAACACCTTATAATTATAGTTCCGCCGCTAGTTTAATTTATAGAGAAGTTAAATTCCAAAATTTCATTAAACGTTTGCGTACGCAATTTAAAGAAATATTACTTAAGCCGTTAAGATTACAAATGGCTATAGATTTACCAGATTTAAAAAATGATTATGTTTTTATGTCATCTATTAAATTAACGTATAATGATAATATTAAGTTTGCGAAAATGAAAGAAATGGATCTAAAAGAAAAAGAAATGGATTTTATTTCAAATATGATGTCAATTTTAGATAAAGATGGCGAGCCTATAGTACCATTGGAGTTTTTATTAGAGGAATATGGTATATTTTCGAAAACACAAATAGAAAGGATGAGAAAGATAAAAAATGCATCTAAAAAAAATAAAGATAATTCAGATGGCAATCCAATACCCGATGAGGTTGAAGATTTACTTTAACATATTTTTAAATTTTAAATAAATAAATAAATAAAATAAAAAATAGCTTTGAACACTGATAAACTTTTAATAATTGGTAATTCTTTAATAGACACATCTAATTTTCAAAAGATTAATGAATCCGCTGATAAAGTAATTTATAAATTCAAAGGTAAATTTACACCATTGAATGTATTAAATGATAATAATCGTTTATATACACCTGATAATGTTTGTCCACTTATTGAAAAATTACAACCAAAAATAAAACAAAGGAAATTATTAGGTGAATTAGACCACCCTGCTGATTTTGATATTAAATACAGTCGCGTTAGTCATGTTATTGATAGTTTATATTATGATAAAACTGATAATTGTATATATGGTGAATTTACTTTACTTAATACACAAAAAGGAAAGGACGCACAAGCTATTGTTGACGCTGGTATACCACTTCATGTTTCAAGTAGGGCGTCTGGTGAAATGCTGAGTAATAATTGTGTTAAATTAAATAATATAATAACTTATGATTTAGTACCGGTAGCTGGTTTTGGTGATTTAGCCGAACAAAAGAGAATATATGAATCTCTTGACGCGGACTCACCTCTATTTAATATTTTAAATGGAATGTTTAAAGAGCAAGAACGCCTACATGATAATTTAGAATTAATTACTGAATCGGGTGATGCTTCTAATAATATTAAAGTTTATAAAATAAAAGACAAAAATAAATCCATACCAATGGCTGGTGTTACACTACAAGAATTAAAAGAATGGTCAAATGAATTTGAGACCCGAGTAAATAAAGCGATTGACGAAAAAATAGCTGCAATCACATCAAAAGATTCAGATACCAATAATGAATTACAAAAAATTAAAAGCGCACTTCTTGAGTGGGATAAATCAAATATTGCAAATTTTAATAAATTATTAAAAGATTCAAGTACTAATAATAAAGCAATAGAACATATAGTTGAATATATTGATTCCTTTAAAGAGTCTATTGATGATAGATTAAACATATTGCAAAATTATATTGAAACGATATCTGAACAATCAAATAAGCTAGCTTCCATAGTACACGAAAACGGTTTAGCTGGTAATATTTTAGCTGAATATGTAGAATCTATTAATAATAGTTGTATTAAATTGGCAAGTATAGTACACGAAAACGGTTTAGCTGGTAATATTTTAGCTGAATATGTAGAATCTATTTCTGAACAATCAAATAAGCTAGCTTCCATAGTACACGAAAACGGTTTAGCTGGTAACATTTTAGCTGAATATACTGAATCTATTAATGAAAAAATTACAGCTTTAGCAAAACAAACAGATTCTATATCCGAAATTTCAAATAAATTATTAAGTGGCACATCTATCGCCGAGTCCCTAAATTCACAAAGAATAGACGAACAGTTTAATTTAGAGACAACTGGAAATTATAAAAATGATATATCTAATAAAATTAATAATATATTAGCAAAAGTGAATGAAAGTTACAAACGTAATTCAATTTTGCCTAATTCACCAGAATTAGCATTTTTACAATTAGTAGATAAACAAACAAGAGAAGAATTCTTTGACATGGATATTAAGAAAAAATCATTCTTAATTAAAAAAATGAATGAAAATAAATATTATACACATAGTGATGTTTCTCAAATTTGGAATTCTGCTAATGCGGAATGGGAAGCAAAGAAAAATCTTCCAATGTGGTTAGAAAACGCACCTACGTGGATTAAAGATGAATATTTACAATTAGATGAATCTCTTAAATTAGAAATAAATAAGCAAGCTAATCATTATAATTTGGAAAATTCTGAAAAAGTTACAAATTTTTGGAAAAATGCAAAATATTCTACAATAAATAAATTAATTACAGAAAATAAATCTTACACAGCGGCTAAAAATAGTGTAAGTCATGTAAATACACCGACTTCTATTAACGAAGACCAACTTTTACGTGAAATGTCTATATATAGACGATAATTTTTTAAATAAAACAGACAAAATGTTAAATCAGTTTGAATTGCGTGAAAAATACGCACCCCTTGTTGAAAAAGTTACTGGATTATCATAC